CCACATAACATGACTAATTATTGGTATTGATATAGTATTAACTGTTCTTGGATAAATGTTTACATGCAGCTTCCACTGGCAGAAGACCCCTCAAACCCAGTATTCATGCGGGTTTGAGGGGTTTTAATGATGTTAGTCACCATCTTTATCAGCTTCTACTACTGTGTTTTTAACAAAGTACATATGATGATTCATCTTAGACAATATGCCGTTCGCTAAGTCCTGTATAGTCCAGAACTTGTTTTCATCAGCCATTGTACTCAGAGCATCTGCCAATTTACGAATTTCAGTCAGGTCAATCAGCAACATAGCAAATGCCATTGCTTTAGTACATGGTCCAGGGCATGTAAAAGGTTCTACAGCGCTGTTATTCAGGCATTCCTGTAATGATGCCTGAGGGAAATATAGACCTTTACGTATTTCCTCAGCTACATCATCTATACATTCACATACATCGTCATGAACATCATCCAGCCATTTATTATCTCAATTAAACACGTAGTCATTTATCCATGGCTTACCCAATCTGTGTTTACGTACTTTACGAACTGTTTCAACACTAACACCAAGTTTGTTTGCTATCACTTTTTTACTATAACCAGCTTTTAGCATATCTGCTATAGCTATAGCCGTATCTTTGTCTATAGTTTCCCTAATAGTACATTTAGAAAAATCATAGTTTTTAGATATATCTGCATACCGTTTGCGTGCCCTTATGCCAGATACAATATTATGTTCTATTCCTAATTGTCTAGCTATTTTATTTACACCAACACCCTTTTGTAAAAGTTCACATATTTGAATAACTAACGAAATGGGTGTATCAGTATGTTTATTTATAACATGTGATAAATCATATTTACTCGATATTTCAGGCTTATAACGGCCATAAGCTATATCAGAAATCATAACATAATTGATATTAAAATATTTTGCAGCTTTAGTTATTGTTGCATTTGGGTCTTCTAAATATTTACATATCTCATCAACCTCAGCATCAGTGTACTTTTTAAAATTCCCCTGTTTATATTTATAATTAGCCGTATCAAAATTATAGTCATCTGTTATATATTTTCTATACTGTTTATGGAATATTGATGATATTATACTGATAGGGATATTATATTTTTTGGATACATCACTCACGTACATCCCATTTTGCAAGTCTTCGCAAACCTGTCTTATCACACTATCTGGATATTTTGTGTTATAACAGTCCTCTCCATACTTTGGAGCAATTAGACCCATTCTAATCGCGTGTTGTGTATTTTCACGCGGTGTGCAATACTCTAAGTTATGAATATCATTATCTGTCTTAATGCCGTTTTTGTGGTTAACTACTAAATTATCGGGCTTTATTCCTAAAAATGAATTTGATACAAGGGTGTGGACTTGTCGCATATGACATTTTCCATCGCGTTGTTCTTCTATGGTATCTTCATCGGCTGATAAACTAACTCTATAATATGCATTCTTTTTTAATTTGCCAAGCGTTTGAGCTTTTATTTTGCCGGTTTTTACATTCATTACCCGTCCCTTATTGGACACTCTATATTTAGAAAATGTAAGTTTCGGGTCTTTTATAGGTATAAATTCTTCATCACCAAGTATAATATGTAACATATAATCACCCCCCTAGCACCTTGTTCTATCGGTTATAAAATACTATAATATAAAAATCCAATGTACACATTTAGGTGTACAAAGCCCTGAACAATTGTATGTTCAGGGCATGTATTTAATTATCATCGTCTACTATCGTATTTTTAACGAAGTACAGATGATGATTCATTTTACTCAGTATACCGTTTGCAACGTCTTGTATAGTCCAGAATTTGTTTTCATCTGCCATCGTACTTAAAGCATCGGCTAATACACGTACAGCATTTAGACCGGTTGCTAACATGTTAAATGCCATGGCTTTAGTACAAGGACCAACACTCTGTAATTCCTGTACAGTGCTATTCTGCAAGCACTGTGTAAGTGTAGCAGTAGGATAGAAATCACCTTTGCGAATTTCCTCAGCTATCGTGTCGATGCATTCACACACATCGTCATGGACAACATCTAGGAATAAGTGGTCATCCCGAAACGATTCAGATTTTAGGTTCCAATGCGCCATCTTAACATTTCGTTCAAATACGGTTAGAGTAGCTAAGAGCTTATTCATCAACGCTAAACAGCCTTCTCTAGGATTAGCGGCAGGTTGAGTAGCAACTACATTATTTTCGTCCATAGTTTGCACATCTCCTTCTATGGTTATATATGTTAAAGGTATGTGCTATGTGTTATAGAATGGTGTTAACATCCTATTGAAAGCACACGAACACCAAGTGACCAAGATGTAGTTTGGTTAAGTAATACGATTTTTGGATTGTTTAGATTTGATGCCAATGTTAGTTCAATTCGCCCATTATAAAATGAGTTTTGATCTGTGACATCAATATCATTTCCTGTCGTAGATACATATGTCATCTGTCTAAACTTTGACCATTGAATTGGGAATGTAAATCTTTGGGTTGGCCAAGTCGTTTGCCACTGGTCAACCAAATTTTGACCCAAATTTTACATTTTGACTCCGACTCAATGTTTAATTTTATACCTATATAGTATAAATAACCAAAAAGTTCATGTAACTTGTACACATAAGTGTGTACAAAATATCCACGTTTTTGACCCCATTTTATACTTCACTATATGACTGATTTTGCCTAGACAATAGGGTAAAATTATAATACTAAGAAAGGAGTTGTGACAGATAAATGGCTATATTACACGTAAAAACGCCTAATGGCACAACTAAGACTGTCGATTTAGAGACAATGAATATCACTTCCAGCCTGCAACAGAACGGCTGGTGCAAACTCCCAAATGGACTAATTATCCAGTGGATCTCTAACGGTGCAAAAATTGTCCGAAAAATCATAGAAGCGGTCATACGCTGTGCTGAGATGGTGTTAGATGATAGAACATGTCAAAAAAACGTGCAAATTTTACGACATGAAAAGCTGTTTTTAGACATGAAAGTCGGATTTAGGTGTAATTTTTATAGCATAACTGTCACCGAAAGTGGGGTGTGTTTATAATGACAACTGCTCATTTCAAATCACCGAATGGAAACATAATAAAATTATACGGTGAACATTTTGCTGTTGCATCTGCTCCGAACTACTATCGACGCAATGCGTTACCTACACCTAACAAAACGACCATCACTATTCATCCTACATGGGTGAACATAAATGGTGCTGGTCATATTTCAACATCAGATGTTGTTCTTGACCTGAACGCTGCTGCAAGCTGGGATAGTTCAACTTATGCTACAGCTGCAAATCGTGCAGGTAAAGATTTCTATATCTATGCTATAAGTGGTTCTGATGGTGTACCAAGCTTCAAATTATCTGCTAACAGTACTGTGCCTACAGGGTACACTGCTGCTACATCACGTAAGATAGGTGGATTCCATTGTCTGTGTGTAGCTGTAGGAACTATTAGTGGTCATACACTGAGTGGTTATGCTGTTGGTAACATATTACCGTTATCTGTATGGGATTTACGCCATAGACCTGTAAGCGATCCTGAGGGTATGGTGTGGATTGCAGGTATTGGTAAATGGGTTGATATATACCTGAATAGCTGGAACGGCAGTAAGTTGGTCAGTGCTTATGGTGCTACTATTGCTGACGGTGCTAGCAGTAAGAAATTCAACGGGTCTATGTTTGCTGAATATATTGGTCTGGTTGGTAAGAAGTTGATCTCATATGATGAGTTCAATGTACTGGCTAAAGGCAGTAACGAAATGACCAATATTAAAAACAGTGCTGATCCTGGAACTGCAGGTGGACACGTTGACACAAACAATCGTCGCATGATTAGCAACTATGGTTGTGAAGACTGCTGCGGTGTATTGTGGCAATGGGGATCTGATCTGTTTGATAGTTATGATTGTAAGTCTGTTACTTGGACGGAAACTAACTATTATCTGTCCGGGTATCAATGGAAACCTAATTCAGTATACAATTCAGGTTTTGATACGGCTCAGTATGGTTCTGCTCTTGGTCTGCTCCGTCGCGTGCTTTTGGGCGGTTATTGGTTTCACGGTGCCTATTGCGGCTCGCGGTGCGCCGCTTGCGACAACTTTTCGGCTAACGGCTATTCGGCTAGCGGCTGTCGCGGTGCGTCCGAGCCGGCGAGCGTTAACCTCTAAGGTTAACGCGAAGCAAAAGCCGAAAGCTGTATAAAGCCGCGCGAAAAACGCGGCACGCGTTTTGAAGCGAAGCCCGCTTAGGGGTACCTAAGCGGGCAAAATTTTGAAATACTTGATACTATAAAAACTTAATATAACTAATTTTTGTCGATAAAATGTAATAAAACTAATTCCAATATGTAGTTTTCAAACAGTAATAATAATTTAGCTACTACAAATACATTTACTATATTTAAAAAGTATAATTGTACACACATATGTGTACAAAATCGCAATAATAGATATAACTCAAAATATCTCACATAACGTATATATAATATAAAAATGTAACAATATCAGGCTTGTATGTTGTTAGCTCCGTGCTTGGCTTGTTCGAGTTTGGCTATTAGGGTTATTAGTTGTATCATATATAACTGATAAACGAAATATTTTTATCTCGTTCTGCTAATGGTCTGCTCCGTCGCGTGCTATTGGGCGGTAATTGGAATAACGGTGCCTATTGCGGCTCGCGGTGCGCCAATTGCAACAACTTTTCGGCTAACGGCAATTCGAATAACGGCTGTCGCGGTGCGTCCGATACGTTTAGTTTTCCTAGGGTTGGAACTATAACGGCTGAACATATAGGCCTTGGTCGTTACCGGCTTCATAATGAAGTACAATGGTAACTGCAAAATACACAACGTAGAGTGCAAATCTAACTAGTAAACATTGGCTTTCAATGGCTGAAAGCTAGATTCACGAAGGGATGACTAACGTATTACTATGAAAAGACATGGTAATTTATGGGATAAGGTTATTGATATGGATAACCTAAAACTTGCATTTGCACTAGCTTCAGCTGGTAAAAGAAACCGGGATGAGGTTAAAGTGATTGCAAATAACCTGGACTATCATCTGAACAAATTACGTCAGATGTTAATCGATGGTACATTCCATACATCTAAATATACAACCCGTATTATTCATGAACCTAAAGAACGTATTATATACATACTACCATTCTATCCAGATAGAATTGTGCATCATGCAATAATGAATGTATTGGAACCTATATTTGAACGGATGTTTATATATGACTCATATTCATGCCGTAAGGATAAGGGTCCTCATAAGGGTAGTACAAAATGTATGAAATACGTTATAAAAAATAAATGGTGTTTAAAGGGTGACATATCAAAATTTTACCCGACTATCAACCATAGAGTGCTGAAACGTATATTGAAACGCAAAATCAAAGACCGTAAGTTATTGACTTTGCTATTTGATATAATAGACAGCATAGATGGTGATGTTAATTTACCGATAGGTAATTACATAAGTCAATGGCTGGGTAATCTATATATGAACCAATTGGACATGTTCGTGAAACATATATTACACTTTAAAGAGTATATACGATACTGTGACGATTTTTGTCTATTTGCTAATAGTAAGGAGGAATTATTGGTTGTCGGTGCTATGATACATAAGTTCATAGAAGACAATTTGATGCAAGGACTTAGCAAATGGGATTTATTTAAAACATCTCGTGGTGTTGACTTTTTGGGTTATAGACATTTTTCAAACGGTAAAATATTAGTACGTAAATCAACCGTAAAACGGTTGAAGGTTTGTGCTAAAGAAACAATATACCTACTAAAACACGGTTTTATATCATGTGACCAAGCACGGTCAAAGATAGCCAGTGTAACAGGATGTATTTGTCATGCTAACTCACATAACCTATATGAAAAACTACATATAGATGAGATAAGGAGGTTCATAAATGAGTACGAAAAAGGACTCAAATCTGCATAGATTTTCAGACTTTGCACATGATTTCATTGGTCCAAAAGTACATACTTGTGATGTCATGAATCAAGATATTACTATATTGGGATTTAAAAAACAACCTAGCAAAGTTGATGATTATGAGACCTCTGAATACGGTATGTTTCAAATAGAGATTGAAGGACGTAAGTATGTATTATTTACATCTAGCAAGGTCCTTATTAGTCAGGCTGAAACATACATGTCTCAAATCCCTTTCATTGCACGTGTAACCAAACACAAAGGATTTTATACTTTTGCATAAGGAGATATATAACTATGATTGGATATCCGTCCCATTTAAATACCAGGGAAGACTATGACTACGTTGTAGCTAATTTCCCAAAAGAACAATATGTACAGGACTTCCAAAACCTGTTAGATACAAGATACGACTTCAAATTTGACCATTATTTGGAAGATGATGAAACTGTTACCTTAGATGGTGATCATCGTATTATAATGGAAGAGGTTGAAGGTTCTAAAACTCCTAAACGGGCACTCTATGTAAAATATTACGTAGAAAATAACCGTATGGTACAGTTAGGCTACACTGAGGAAGAAGTGTTAGCTATTATAAATGGATAAATATAAATAGGTATAGAGGATATATGATTCCTCTATACCTATAATTTGTGTAGTTAATAACCTATAGCTATGATATGTGCTCTTGCGGCAACACCTTTCACAATAACAACACCTTGACTCATAACAACTTCTACACTACGAAGCCCGATACTGTCAACTCTTGGTAATATCATAGTACCATTTAAATATGTATCCAGGCCAGTTCCATTACCAGGTGAAGATACGGCTGTAAGTGTAGTAGTAAACGATATTGGGAGATTTACAGTAAAAACTCCTGTGTTTTCAGAGGAAAAGTGAAGCCACTGGAAGCACCCCTAGAACCACCACAAACCCAGTAACCATGCGTATTCCAGTATATTTACATATATCACATTATTTCTATTGGGACATTATGGTAATCTTATATAAAGCGAGGTACTACATATGGCTTTGAAGATATATAAACTGTCTAGCCCTGGTATTTATCTGCTAATAGATGATGGAGACAAGAGTTTCAAACTGGTCTCTAAATCTGGTGTATCAGATACTATCAGTGCAGAACAAGGTGCTACTATAGTAGGATTTATTAACGGTCCTGAGGTAGCACATATAGTTGACATGATAAAACATGGCGCACAGTTAGATGAACTTGCACGGACGGTTACATATCCCTTTGAAGGACCGGATTATAGTGTTACCAATTTCATGGTGCTAACTATAACCATAAATGGGGAAGCTAAAACCAGTTGGACTTCATCCTTACTACGGGACGAAGGGGTAATTGAACTACCCGCAGGAATCATCAACGACATCTATATCTACCTGACAACCGGTAAACTGAAACCGGGTGGTGGATATTATATTATCAAAGCAGTAGAAGAACTGCCTAATCCGGCAACTCGTACTGACATTGGCTATATGCTGACTAAAGCAGACGGGAATAAACCTGCAGGTACAGCATGGCGTTGGAATGGTGCTAAATGGTTGGCACTGACAGAAGGATATGACGATGATCCTGACCCGGTACCACCTCCGCCACCTGAACCTGATCCGATGGATCCGTCTACCTATCCTGACTCTGAAGTAAAGGATGACGAACCCCAGAGTATGGGAGATGCTACGACTAATATAACAGAAGTGGTTGACGGCAATATTACGTTGGCTACTACGGTACGTGCTACTGAATTGGCATTCGTTGTTAACTGCACGATGGGTGATGGTAATATGAACATCACCGTTACGGAATAATGTAGGAGGACAGATATCATGACTGACTATAAAGGTATTATCATTAACAACCTGAAAGCATCTGGTACTCTGACTCCTGCTGAACAGAGAGCACAGTACAAGAATGCACAATATAGCTTGAACACACCTTACGATGTGGTAATTAAAGGAAGCACCCTGAATTTGAATGGGTATAACTGCATTGAGATTGGATTGAACAGTGCTGTACAGCCTCCTAAATC